CCAGTTTCATACGCTTTTGCCAACATGGCTCTATTTGCCATAATAACATTTGGTAATTCAGCAATTCTGGCGTTATATGCTTGAAGTTCTGAAGCGTTTACTTGTTGTTGTTCTTTATTTGTTGGTGGTGGTGAATTTATTAATTTATCTCTTAAATTTATAGCAGACTCAAGTTGTTTTGTTAGTTCAGCTTCCCAAAACAACATATCGTTTACATTTTCTAAATCTGTTTTATGTGTGCCTGGTATCTTAGGTTTTACATCATCATCAATAAATGCTTTTGATATTCTTTGATTTTCACTACCTGTTATTTTTCTTTTAACAAAAGAATATAAAGGTTGATAAACTTTATCTATAATGTTTCCAGCTACTTTTGACTCAGGAAACATTGATGCTAATAATCTATTATTGCTACCTGCTTCAGTATATTTTCTTGCATCTTGATATGTTGGGCCAAAAAAGCTAAGTAACTTTTCGCCTTGTCCGTAAGCACTAAAAGGCACATCAGGTAAATCTAATTTATATGTGTCATTATAGTAATCAAAATTTCTAATAACTGGTTTACCACTTTGATTTTTATTATTACTATCGAATCTTACATCTGCAACTGTATCTACAATAGATTGATTGAAAACATCTTCAGCAACACCAGAAGTAACCCTTCTAAAAATATCAGGTTTAGTATCTGTCATATTTAATGGTTGTATTATTCTTTCTTGGTTTGCGTCTAAACTTCTAAATCTATCAAGAAAGTTAGGAACTTCTACATCAGAAACTACTCTATATCTTACATTAGGATTATCAGTTTGTAGCTGTGTTAATTTATTGCTTAAACCTTGTGAACTTCTTTCTCCTGTATGGACTACTCTGCCTGTTTCATCAATAATACTTACTGTCTGTTCTAGTGTATCTTTTTGTCCAGCTTTAACTTCTGCACCAAATATGTCGTCAGGTCCTACTGTGCCTACTTTTTGTGATACTGCACCTCTAATTATATCTCCAAAATCAAGAATACTTGGCCCTTCAACTTTAGAAGGGTCAACCCCTTGAGTTGTTGTAGTTGAAAAACCAATATTAGGGTTAGGCATTCCTGCGTTATTATTGCTACTAGGTTCTGCCATTCTAATTAAGTTTAAATCTTCTAAAAATCTTCTTCTTCTATCTATAACCATTTTTTACCTCTAACCAAATAGCGTTGAGAAACCGCTCTCTTTCCCTCTTGATTTCATAGGTGTTGGGAATCCTTGTAATAAACCACCTAAGAATTGTGCTAACATCATTTGATACTCTTGCCCTTCTAAGAACTGCTGATAATCAAAGTCTAATGTTTGTTGCTCTCTAGCGTCTTGAACGCCACCAACTTCTCTTAGTTGATTATATCTATCTATTGTTGATTGATTTGTTCCTCTAGCTAAATCGGCCGCTGATAATAACCCTTGTTGATTTAATGCGTTAGCTTCAAGACCAGCACCTTGATTCGACATAGCGGCCTGTAATGATGATGATTGATTGGCTAAATCTGCTTGTAATGATGATGCTTGATTGGCTAAATCTGCTTCAAGTGTATTAGCTACATTCTGTGCTTGGGCTCGATATTTGTTGTCAACATTTGATTGTGCGACTCTAAACGCATCTTCTTGATTCATGCCTTGTGCTTGTAAATCTCTAGTCGCATTTGCTAATTCAATTTCTCTTTGATTGGCTTGATTTGCTAAAGCAGATTGTTGCATCATTTCTGTATTAAATTGACCTAATGATAAATCTCTAGCTTGATTTAATCTTTGTGCTTCCATGGCCGCATCTAACATTGATTGTTCGGCCGCTAAATCAGTAGCTTGATTTAATCTTTGTGCTTCCATTTGATTTGTAATGTTATCTCTTTGTGCTTGATTTAATAAACCTATGTCTTGTGAAGCTAATTGTGAAGCTGTATTAAAACCTTGTTGACCTAATAAAGCACTTTGTTTTGCTATTTCTGATAATGCTTTGCTTTGAATAAGACCAGCTTCTACACCTTCTCTACTTCCGCCAAAAGCACCCGCTTTAATGGCTCTATCTTGTAATTGTGATAATGACCTATCTCTACCTTCTAATATGTCATTTATAGTAAAATCTCTAACATATTGATTGTAAGGGTTCATATAAGGGTCTAAAGAAGTATCTGCTAGTGTTACTGGGTCTAATAACCCTGGCTGACCAATTCTTTCAATATTAAAACCTCTTTCTAAAACTTCTCTTGCTGAAATATCATTCGGGTCTGCAACTCTTTCACCTGTTACATCTCTTGAATCGACCATTGTTCTAGCTATTACCTCTGGTAAATCAATAGTTCCAGCGGCAACATCTCTTGAAGTTACATCTCTTGAAGTTACATCTTGAGGTGTATAGTTTGCGGCCGTTGACATACGACCATATAAATCATCTAGTCTTTGTGTTTCTGTAAATGGTTGGTTGTTACTATAAAGATAATTACTTAAACCAGCTTCACCGAATCCTGTTGATGCACTAGGACTTGCGAATCTTTTATCTTCGTATTCTTGATATTCTTTTAGTCCTGTTGTTGTTCTTGGTATAGGTATTCGTGAACCACCTGGGCCTGCTACATAATCAATAATCTGGTTTCCGTCTGCATCTAAAACAGGTCTAGTTTCCGTTATGGTGCCTTTACCTAAGTCAAAGGTTTCTTGCATCATCTGTCTGATTGCGGGGTCTAACTCTGAACTTTGACTGCCTTTTGTTTTAGCCATTTTATAACTCCTTGTCTAAGGTAAAGAAAGTTGGATTATAACCAACATCTTTAAACTGTCTTTGCCAACCTTTACGACCAGTAAGAGTTGTATATTTGCAACCTACTTCTCTTGCTTTATCTTCTAATATTGGCATTAACTCTTTAATTTCTTCTGTATGACCACCAGCTAAAAAGCCGTGTAAATTATAATACTGTGGAAATACATGAACTTCCGTAATGATAAAGGAGTTTCCAAGGGAATGAAAAAACATTTCACCTTTGGCTATACTTTGTCTTACATCATCAAGAGTATGACTGTTCTTTCCATAATCTAACGCTTTCTGTATGCTTTCGCAACATTTTTCAAAATTTTCTATATTCATATCGCACTCGCTGTTATATTACCTGAATTATCTACTGTTATATTATATCGTGTTCCGTTAGGGGATTTCAGGATTAATCGCCCATCGTTAATGTTTATATCTGTATCTTTCTTAAAATTTTTTTTATCTTCTTGCTCTAAAGTATTGTTTGTTTGTTGAGCAATACCTGAGTTATATTCTGGAGTTGGTAATGGTAATCTCATTATCCTCTACCCCCACCTGACCTTATAAACATTTGCATATTACCTACTCTCCAATCGGCGTTTCTTGCAGTTTCAACTCTAAATTTAACTTCTCTAGCAGTAAATCTTACATCTGTAGGATTGGCTAAAGTAAAAGAACCGCTACTAGGATATGTTGTTTCTGTTCCTGTAGGATAATTTCTAACTTTAAATTTAGCAGAAACATCACCTAATGTTTTTTCATCTGGTATTATTTGTAAAACATTCATCAATTTACCACTTGGTTGGTCAAGTTGATAAGGACCAGATTCAGCAAAAACACTTGTTGATTCGCCTGAATATGAATATCCAGTTTCGTGTTCGTAAAGTTTATAGTCAGCACCAATCATAACAGGATTTAAAAATATACCTTCATCTTCTGCACAAGTTCTAGCTAAGTTACCTATCGACCAATGATTCTCTTTGTAGTTCCAAGCAACATATCTATTGTTTTCTGTGCTATCAGAACTAGGATAAAACCACCATATTTCTGAGAATTGAGAATTGTTAAAGGCATATACTTTACTTTTTTGACTAACATTCATGTCGCTAAAGACATAATCGCTAACATCACTAGGTAATGATTTAACAAGTCCGTCATACATAAAGAACTGACCATTACCCATCCAAACTGCAAAAGTATCAGTAGCTACTATTGAGTTTGCTGAAATAACTCCACAATTAGAACCAACTCTTTCAAAAGAATATACAAAAGGTAAACCAACATAAGTTGAGGTATAGGCATCAATAGTTGAAAGTATAAGTATTTGTCCTTTAGTTCTTATTGCTGTTATTACTTTACCATGACCATTAAGATTAAAACTACCAGCTTGATTCGTGCCACCTGGTGTCCAATCTGTATTATCTTCTAAATCAGACCATTGTATTTTTTTTGGGTCGCCACCAGCACCTAAGAGCATTAACGCTCTTTCTTCCGTAACAATTATACCTTGATTACTTGTTGGGCAATTAGCTATTTGTTGAGCAACAGTTCCGTTGCCTAACTGCCACTCATAAACTTTTCCGTCTGTTGTGCTACAACCAACTAGATATTGTCCCCAATTATCTAAAGACCAAGTTGTGCAAGGTGTCCATATACCATGGTCAGGTCTTTGTGTGCCATAGTTTCCTGTTCCGTAAACATAATTACCATAAGAAACATTTTCAACAGCGTCATCATTTCCTGTGGTAAAACCAACTGGTGTTATGTCGTATTGTTGCCCTTCAATAGTATAGTAATAAAGTTTGTTTGGTGTTCCTACAGCTAATCTTCTGTTTCTATTGTTGTCAGTCCAGCTAACCATTTTTCTTGCTTTGCCTGTTGTTGTATTAGCACCTAATTGAGTCCAACCTTTTACTGGTTGCATAGCATTATTATCCCAACGAACTAAGTTACAGTCGTGCCAACGACCTTTAGCTTGTAATTCAGTTCCATTTTTATAAACTCCACTTGGTATTTTTAATTCAACATAAGGCATTATTCTTCATCTCTGTTATCTTTTAATTTAGTTACTTCTTGTTCTAACATTTCTATTTTCATATCTTGTCTAGCGTCATCTGGTAGGCTACCCATCTCACCTCTTGGCCATTTAATTCTAAATTCACTATTTAACTCTATGTCTTTCATTTGTAAATCAAGTTCATGTTCTATGAAGTTTAGTCTTTCAGAAACACCAAAATAACCCCAAACTGCTACTGCTACTGTTCCAATTATAGCAATTAAATTTCTTAGTGGTATCGCTATAACTGAATTATCTGAAACTTTTAAACTTTTTTCTACCATTATTATCTCTCAATCAAATATAATATTTCAGATATTTTCATAGCTGTTGCTTTAGTCGTTTTTAAGTCTGGTGTTGTATCGTTTTGATAAGTAACTAACAAAACTCCCCAAGCATCTTCTGAGGACATGATAGGACACGCTGTATTGACTATATCTCTATCAAGAGAGGTGCATTGACTTAAAACAAAATGACCAATCACATATTCATCACCTTCCATAAAATATCCTGTTGGCAATAAATCTTCGCTGTTTCTAGGTTCATTATACAAAGGCACTATATTTCGTGCATCTATCCAATCATATAACCATACTGATTCAATATCTCTATTTGATCTTAGAAGTTTAGTAATTAAATCTTCTACTTTAACTTTTTTCTCAGGATCTTTTTCATACACTTCTACTATTGGGATCTCGTTATCTTCTTCAACACCAAGATTAAGATATTGTTGAAAACCTATATATCCAATTACAGCTACAATTATAAGACTTGTAATCTTCATAACAAAAGCTGACCAAGATTGTTCTGGTGATATTATTCCTTTTATTGCATCAATAATTTTATCCATTATATTACTTTCTCATTTTCTCTATTGCTCTACTTGAGAACCAAAAACATACAACTGAACTTAAAATACCAACATCTGTTTCTGAATATATTTCTGGTAAAAACTCATGTAAATCACCACCATTTTGATACACTTGCACAACAGCTAAAGTCTTTGCAGTTAGATACAATCCTAATATTGCAAAAGTAACTGTAGGTCTTACAAGACCACTTAAATTAACTATCCATTTACTGGCATTGTTTTGAATTGTTTGACTGTGTTGATATACACCTGATATTTCGGCTTCATCTGCTTTTGCTTTAGCTACAGTTATTTTATGTTTAGCAGCCATTTCCATTAAAGCTAACTCATGTTTTTGCGAACTTTTTTGTTTAAAATGATCTAGCACGGCTGGTAAACCTGAACTAGCGAATCCTAATAAAGAGCCGATTAAACCGAACATGATTCTAAACACCTCTCAAAACTTTGTTTCATTATAGACTTATCGTAAAAATGTGCTTCAGATAATTTATGTGTTTTTGTTTTTATTTCATCAACTAGCTTAAAGATTACTGTTTCATGGTCTGAACCAAATAAAGCGATAATATCTGCATCTTCTTTTGTGTATTTTCTTTTTTCACCACCAATGTTAGTAGCAAAATTATATCTAGGTTTACCACCTTTTTTTCTATTGTAATCTCTTGAGAGAGCAGATTTTACTTGAATACGAATAGGTCTTTTTTTGTAATTAACAATTACATCATAACCTTGCGTATCAACAAAAGCTGTTTGATAACCAAATTTTTCAAGAATATAGCACACAAACAATTCTCCTATTCTTCCTTTTTGTCTATTGTTATTCCCCAAGCATTTTTCCAAACATTGTGGCGGCGGCAGCCGATATACCACTAGCCGTTAAAAAGATACCTATAACAATGCCTTTACCTGACTTCATTTGCCCTTCAAGAGAATCAAGTCTTGTGTTTAATCTTGTTACTTGCTTTTCAAGACTTTCGACTGCTTCTATTAATTTGCCTTGTTCAAGTTCAGATAGACCACTCATAACAATTACTCGTCATGGTCGCAGTCGTAATGAACATTGTTAAAGTTTAAAGCTAAAATCTTTAATACTTTTTTAGCGTCATCTGGTAAAAGACTTGTAGGAACAAAGCTACATACTAAAGATGATAATGTAACAATGCTTGTTAAAATTAATAATAATATGGTCATAAAAACTCCTTTTAATTAATTCGCGTCTGGCGGGCCAGGTCTAATGCTTTCAGGTATTGGAGGTAATACAGGATTTTTGTCATCTGGGTCAAAAGTCCAATCTTCCAAATCTGTTATAAATTGTTGCCAAGTTGCTTTCTTCGTGGGGTCTGTTTCTTTAGACTCGTAATCTTCTGCCAATTCAACTTGTGCATCTCTTTCAAAAGTCATTTGCTGTTCAACAAATTGTTGTTTTTCAGCTAATGGTTCTCCTGTTAATTCAGTCTTATTTTCAACAAGAGTCCATGTTTCATCAACTAACTCTATTGTAGTTTCTGCCAGTCTTTCATAAGGTAAAAGAGAATTTTCAAAATCGTGATTAAACATAGCAGAACAATCCACTAAATGATAATTTAGAGAAGTGTCATGCACATCAATATTTCTATAATTCATTAAGTCAAACTCATCTTCGACTATATTATTAATAGGTTGCCCGTCTATAATCTTAGTATAATATTTTCTATCTTCAGGTGGTGTTGCGTTTTTTAAACTCATTTTTTATCTCCTTTACACATCTGCTGTATTAGTTGAAGGATATGCTCTGCCTGAACCCCAAATAATTCTTATAGCCGACGGTGCATTTTGTCCCGCACCTGAACATGGGCCCCAACCATACCAAGCGCCACCGCCACCACCGCCAGAGCCGTAGTTACCGCCATTCTTACCTGAAGTTGTGTTTTGATATGTAGCATCTCCGCCATCGCCACCGCCAGAACCAA